AATTCCTGCTGATCTGCAAACTCAATTCTCTCTAATGGTACTAATGATCTATGTAAATAAAGTTTATCATCTAGTCCTTTTTTGGTTGCATCTCTTATTGTATTATCTATCTGTACACATTTTTCCCATTCTTCTGGTAGTTTTTCTTTTATCTCCTTCCAGTTCTTATCACTATGATATGGGCAAAATACACAACTTGATTTAGGTGGTATTGGAAATTGAAATCTTTCAAATATTTTTATACAATCTCCTCTACTCATCCTTTGATCTATTAATGGGTACACATAATCTATTCTAGGTAATTGACTTACTTTCATTCTTTGTATTTCATCCAATGTAATACCTAACCACATTTCTGTTTTAGGCATCCTTTGTCTTGGCTTTAATCCATGTAATTCTCTTACCTTTTTTATTACTGGTTGAATCTTATACTCACCAGTACATTGTCTCTGTATCATACCACCACTTTCAGAAAAAGCTGGTATAGCCGCCCACTTAACACCTCTTGAATTTTGTGCCTTCATTGTATCTTGTAGTAGATTTCTTTCATTGGTAACATGAATTGGTATGCCATCATTTAAACTTGCCCAATCTTGTAGATATTCAAGTATCTCATAAGTTCTTGGAAGTTCTGCACCAGGATCAGCAAATACTGCATGGTCTGCTCTTTCTATTATATTCTTACTACTCATCATGTACATTGCTGTGCTTTGTACACCCATTCCTAAACTAATTACTTTTAACATTAGCTAAACTCAGGAAACCGTTCATATGAATAGAACCACTTCCTACCTTTTGTTTGATTGTTCTTACCAGTTGTCAACGCAAGACTCAACGCATGTTTGTTATCATATGGATAGTATGCAATTATATCTTTAGGTAAAAAGTACACTGCAACTACGTCAATACGATTAGTATCTTTATATTTAGTAAGGTTTACCTCTACTGCTGTGCCACGTTTTAATGTCATTACTGTTTTAATTTGTACCTTTTTCATACTACCACTTTTTAATTCTACTATAAGGTCAACTTGATCAACATCTACTACTGGCGCGTAAATATTATATCCTTGCCGTATCAAATCTTTTTGTACCGCAAGCTCGCCAAGTGCGCCTTTGTTTAGACTATGCAAAAAGCAACTCCATGGGTTGTAGCTGACTTTGCTCCATAATATATTTAGGACCATAACCCATATCCTGCATATTGACCTGTTGTAGTAAGTCCTCTGATTGCGCACCGCCAAGTATTGTGAAGCGTGGAAATGATGCATGCACTAGTATAAAAACATCACAATCGCTTGGGTTTTTTTTGGTTTTAGCTTGTAAGTATCCTGGATCGTAAGTGGTTGTTTTAACGTCAACCTTCTTACCTTTGACTTTGAGGTCGTAACCACTAAAGTGTGGTCCAATACTAAGGTCGGGGTATCTATTAAAGTATTTACATACTGCAATCTCGCCACCTGCACCATTGATGTCAGGTTCGAGTTTGCGCGGTCCGCGTGAGATCACTCCATTGGTCTGGTTCTGAAGCATTCTCGCTGTTCCTGTCTGCACCGCTATCTGCGCTTCCAGGTAGTTCAGTGTTATTTGCATGTGGTTGTTCCTCGTAGTCTAAGGCTGCATACAGCACCATATAATTTACCACATCAAGACATCTTTGGTATGTGGTTTCATCACTATAGGTCTTGCCTGTTTTTGCATCGTTGCATAGTGCATCGACATGTTTTAAGATATACACCATCATTGCCTGCTTTGCTGTGCTTCCAAGTCGCTCCGCAACGTGCTTGAAATTGTAGAATTTATCTTCGTTACTGATGGTATATTCTATTGATTTATTATCGCTTATCTCAGCTGCGATATTAAAAAACTTCTTTCTAAACTTGTTGTAATCTTCGTAGGTCACTCTTTCTCTCCTTTTTTTCTATTCTCCTTAGTATTTCATCGCAGGCATCCATGCATACGTCTAATCGTAAATCCTCGCTTACAAGCACCTTTTTCAGCGCATTATCGATACATTCACTAACTAATGCAACCATTGCTGCTCTTGGGTTTTGTTTCATTGGATATGGCATACTCTCTCCTTATAGTTTAGCGGGGTCACGACTATCACGATCATTAGACACGCCATTTTCGGGTTCATGGGTTTCTAAGACCCCGCTATTAAATAAATTCTTCATCCACTCATGCTTGACTATCCACAGCCAAGGCTTTCTATCTTGGCGGACCATAACTACGTCCGCATTCTTAAAATCTAAAAATCCTGCAATCTTTTTTCTGCGCTTAACCTGCACACGAATCGTTAAGTCTCCTTTAGTGGCCTTAACATCAATATCACTTTTCTCACCAAAGCTACGACCATCACTACCCCAACTGCGTTCGGCTATGAAGCCGAGATCGCGGAGCAGTTCAACGACCTCGACTTCACCTTTGTAGCCTTTTCGGGATGCGGAAGAAGGCATCAGAAAGGTAGCTCTTCCTCGCCTTCCGCTGTTGGCGTACTCTCAAAAACCTTGTTTGGTTCGTAGGTTTTTTTAAAATCTGCCAACGCACCTTTAACTTCATCAGTAATAGGTGCTTTAGGACATGGTGTGGTAGTATAGGTAGTATCCATACCATCACCACTACGTGTAACAATAACATCATAATCAGTCAGGTTGCCCCACTCAGAATTACGATCCAACTCTGTTAACTGCTTTTGCACAGTGCTTTGAGTTACATCCAATACTTTAATAGAATGACCATCCCACACTGGTATCTGCCAAAAGTGTTTTGGCTTCTCACCTGCGGGTGCTTCACCTGCTGTTTTGATGCGAACTGGCGTACGATCATCCTGCCAGTATTGGTATCCCATTACTGGTGTATCTAATATTCGGAATCTGTTTTCGCCTTTGACAAATTTCATAAAGCTACTCTCACCAGTGCTTGGCACATCGTAGGTAGGCTCTAGTAGTCCACTCATCGTTACTCCTTTATTATGTTATAGGTATATCCATGGCGATCGAGTAAAGCGAGTATCTTCTTATACGTTTTATCATCTGTATTAGCCTTAACACCGATATCTGATTTATAGACTTTTCGCGCACCTGGAATGTATGTTTGGGATTGACCCAAGAGTTTGCGCACCTTATGTGCAAAATTTATTCTCTCTTGTTTATCTGGTATGTGTATAGTGAGGAGCATGGGCAGTGCCTAATGACGTAAAAGAGAGAGAGTGTAGTTGTGAAACGTCACTTCAATCAGCACTGCCCAAGATACATGACAAACTTTAATCACTCGTTGGTCCATAAATCTAAAAAATGACAAATACCTTTTCTATTAGTATTTATTGAAGTTTCAAAGATATTAAATATTTGAACAGAATCCTCATCTCTTTTCCATTCTGTTTTTTGTTTTTGAGCTTTGCGCTTATTTGTGAACCATTTTTTCTCTTCCAAACCATCTAGCGTTTGCCTACTAACTTGATATATTTTCATTTTCTCTCTCCTTGTTTTAATAAGGCCACTGGATATATTCCATCTTGATGCCAAGTACTCTGGCAATCCTGACCTTGTGTTCATAACGAAACTTACGCTTACCACGCATCATTAGTGAGAGCATAGATTTATCCAGCGCAATCTCGCGCGCTAATTGATTTTGTGAAAAACCACACTCTCTCATATGTTGTTGTAAATCTTTCATAAGTGTTGACAAAGTATAATAACGCTTGTCAACACTAAGCAAGAACTATTTTATATTAGAACTCTTCTTCGATGCGCATACCGACATTATATACGTCTGGCGCGACTTGCTGCATGTCTAAACTATTCTGTGCAAATCGTGCAAATATATACTCTGATTCCGCATTGTTTCCTGTACTTGCATTATCAATATTAAATATAAAAGGTCTGTGCGGACCATCAGTTAAGTTCCATACATCTGACACCACTGAATCATCAGTGAACTGATATATCGTTGTTTCTGATGGTAGTAAATCACTTGCAGAGAGAAAACTAAAATTTAGGTCATATGCAATGCGGCCACCATATACTGCCTGACCATAAGTACCTAATGCAAATGGACTATTATTTGTACCGCTTGCAGTCCTACCAAAGCTAGTTGATGTTCCATAACGCTGACCACCTACTGATTCATTTATATTGACCTTATCATAAATTATACTTCTTGTTAAATTTAAATCTGGTGACTGTGGCATATCAAAATGTTCACCAATCATAATACCGCCTAACTTAAAATCTGTGCTACCATCCCATGCAGTATCACCTTCAAATTGTATGGCCCAATATCTAAGGTTTAATTCATTTACTGCAACAATTGTTGTACCATCTGATGCTGGTGTAACTGTGCCAGTTTTGTTACTATCACTTGGTACTCTAGTGTCAGCATTTATTATTTCTGTCACTCCTGCATTGCTCCAATTAACGTCTGATGTGTCTGCATTTGCACCGTCTAAAGCTGTTATGTCACTAGCTGCATTACCAGCAAATACTTTAAATCTGCCATTACATGAATTTAAATTATGATTAAGTATTGCAATGTATGTTTGTTTATATGAAGCGGTAGTAAATGCAACATTAAAAAGAACATGACCATCAGTATCTGCACTTGTATCAAATGTGACTTGATTTAGTGGACGTAAATCTAAAAGATCATCCACCGTATTGCCAGATGGTAAACCTACAAAACCATTACTAGGATTTGTTGCAGTGATGCTACCGATTGCACTACCACGCGCTCTATGGTAATTAATTAAGTCTGTATAAAATCTTGGTGTGCGTATATTTTGATTAGCCATTAGCCTACCTCACGTGCTGTTATACTCACTTTTCCTAATGAGCGTTTTAAATCTGTAATCATATAATAATCTCCCCAGTTATCTCCAAATGGTTCTATTGGCATTTCACCTGACGTATTAGAAAATTGTATTATATCTCCTGTTTCTAACATATATCCTTTTGCTGGATTTACAATATCACAACTTATTATCTTTTTAATGTCACCATAAATATTCATATAGTAATCAGCAAAACCATCATTTGGATTACCACCACCAACATCAGCGTTACCTGCTTTGTTTACATTATAATTTAAATTAACCTGCTTGATATTCTCTTTTGCGCCAATATTTAAATTAGAACGCGTTGAGTTGGTAGAATCCTCAGATGTTACGCTACTCATGTAAGAACTTTGTGCAGGATGCTTTTCAAAGCTAATTTCCATTTTAGTTATTAATTCACTAAATGGTGTTGTAGAAATATTTATATTACTAATGTCGTTACCTTGTAATGTGGTAGCAACATCGCTAGAACTATATGAATTTTTAATGTACCAATATGAACCAGAACCATCAGCACGAAACTTAAATATAAAACTAAATTCGTATTGTATTCTCTCTAAAATCTTTTTTAATGAGGTTGGTTCTAAAACCCAAGCTCGTATGTTCCATGCACTACTATCTATTCTAGAATCTTCTATATCTAAATTACTGTTCCAATTATAAATATTCCCATCTGTATCATCATATCCAGTAAAGCGAACCAACAAATCTCTGTGTGCTTCTAATCCACATGTTGCAGTACCACTACCGCCATTATAACTCTTCTCTAAACCATCACCACCACAATATAAATATTCGATACTTTTTAATGCCTGATAGCCTTGATCTTTGTCGCTAAAATCTATCTCGGTAGATACAGCACTACGTATATCATATATTCTTGGAGTAAAGGTACATGTACCTGCATCTAATCCAGTATTTTCTATTTTACCTCTTATTTCTGTTAAATCACTCCAACCATTTGTATTATTAAATGCAGTCAACATACTTGCACTTACATCTGTGGATACTGGTACAGATGTTGTATCAGTAGTAGTAGAATTAGATGTATTATCTGTAATGTCAAACGTGTCATCAAAAGACCAAGTTTTATTCACAAAAAAACACTTTTGCGCTCCATCTACGCCTAAACTACGTGAAATAGTCCAGGCATACACAATGGTCATATTTACTGCATCAACTTTATGATCTGGTCTTGTCCATTTTGCTTTGTATGATTTTGTTCTAGTACCATTTCCTGTTTGTGAAAACTGTAATTGAGTAAACGTGCTAGTGTCGTCAGCCAATGGTGTATCAATTGCATTATCACCGTTAGTCCAACCATCTGTTGACACATCTTCAACAGGTTTCATTTTAAATTTTTTAGGCATCTTATGATAAGCTCGTACTGCAAAACCGTTTTTATAACTTTCATTAGCAGTATCAAAACTTAAGAAATCATCTACGTATACTGGTAAAAACCTATCTAAGTTGCGATCATAGTAATGAGGATATGCAGTGCTAGAAATACTATGTATACCAGTTAACGCGAACACCTCATCACCACGTATTTCATTTACAGGTATAGGAAATACAGTCATATTGGCTCTATAATCCTGTGAAGTGCTATTAGCAGTATAATTACCATAAGATACTGGAAAGTATTTATTAGTATCAGATGCCTTAGTTTGTGGTATTTCTATATTATCCCAAGGTGATCTCTCTACAATCATTAAATTTATTTGATCATTATTATGAGATATATCAACTAATCTACCATTATATACTTGTAAACAATTTGACAGCGTACTGTCTCCATTTAATTGGCTATATATTTTTACAGTGCGATTTAAATAGCTATTAGAACCACCAAAAATTTCAGCAGAAAAGTCATCACCTTTATATTTAAAATTTGCAAGCGTTATAGAAATATTTCCTGTTTTAGCAGTGCTATTAGATAAATTAATTGAGCTTCTTATTGTTAAATTGGTGTTAGTTACAACACCATGGTAAAAAACATTGCTTACAGTCGTATTATTTAATGCAATAGGAGTAAAGTTACTTTCATCTCCATAATATAATTGTATAATCCAATTTTCAACAATGTTACTTGCTTTTGATGCTGCACTGTAAACTGCGGGTAATGTTAAGCTCACGCAAGATTCCGATTCGTTGCTTTGTTGATTGCAGGTATGATATGATCTATAACTGTTTCATCAACTAATGGTGCAGAAATGTTCACCGTCACTCCACCTGCATCGCCAGTGCGATTCATCTGCGCTAAGTTTTGTACACCAATGTTTTGAACCGCTTCTCTGCGCATGACAAACTCACCTGCCTGGGCCATGATAGGTACATTATCTTGACCTTGCACCACACCGCCATTTGCGAAGCGTTGTATTCCTCTATTAGTTATGAGTCCACCAGTATGAGCAAAGAAACCAGATAATAGACCTAATCCTGCACCGCCAACTGCATTCCCAGATAATGCAACAAATTGTCCTATGGTGCTTAATAAAAATCCAAAAGTTTGCGATGCGTCCATAGAATTATTTCTTAATTGAGATATCGCATTGGCAAAAATATTAATTGATGCAGCAGCATTTTTCGATGACGTGCTTGTTTGATCTATTTTGTTGTTATTTGCAGCAATAACATTAGTAGCATTGCTTTGTTCAGAGTTTAAAAAAGCTATTGCAGCTTCTGACTGTAGAAATAAATTAATTTGTTCTTTTAATAGTGCAATAAACTTTGATCTTTCAATAATATCTTCAGATAAAACATCCAACTGCTCAAGCTGACCATCTTTTCCATTTAAAAAAGCAGCGGTTAATTCTGGAAGACTTTGTTGCACTAAACCTTGATTTTGCGCAACCAATGCTTCCATTAATGCTTGAGCTTCTTCTAAGGCAAAATTAAATTCTCCACTAATTACAGCTCCACCTCTTCCTGCAAAGTTAACAGCAAAGTTTTCTAATAAACCAAATTTTTCAGCCATTATTTGTAAGTCTTGATTTCTTGCCACAAGATTTTTTACTTCATCATTTATATCTGCAAATCTATCTTGTGTTTCTTCCTGTATTACTGAAATTTCTAACGCACTTAACGCTTCCGCTTCTACGCCAAGTTCTTTCATGCGCCTTAATAATTGCTCTGCTTCTGTTTCTGTGAGTCTTGCTAAAGAATCGGTTATGGCATCTCCAATATCTCCAATGCTCATTACTATTGATTTTATAGCAGGAAGAACCACATCTCCAATCTCAGCACTTAATCTGGTAAGGCTATCTTGCATATTACTAAATGCGCCAACAAAAGTTCTAGATAGTCTATCTGTGCTTCCAGAAATACCCGCTACAGGGTCTTGCAACGAATTAAGTAATGCTTCGCGAAATTCTGGAAGCGTAATTTTTGTTAAATCTGTTATACCTTGCGAATCTTTAATTAACTGTAATATTCCTCTCTCACGCAAAATGTCCGCCGCACCTGCTCCTCCCGCAAACGCACGACCTAACGCACTTGCTGCTTCAGTAGCGGTCGTTCCCATAAATGCAGCTAAGTCAGTAGTAGCTTTTAATGTCTTTTCAGATTCTAATCCAAATGCTTCTAACTGCGCACCTGCGTTTACAACATCGTTTAGAGTAAATGGTGTCGTAGCAGCAATCTTATTAAATTGATCGAAGGCACGTCTAGCCTGTATTACTCCACCAGTCAAACCAACCAATCTTACTTTTACCATTTCAAATTGTGATGATGCACTAATAAATCTACCCATAGCACTCAAAGCACCACCGATGGCAAACGTATATACTAAAATACTATTTCTCAAAGCACCAATTGATCCTGCAAGTCCAGTAGAACTTCTACGCATTCTTCGTTGCGTTTTATTAAAATTACTTGAACTTTTATCTAGCTTATTAAAATCTTTTGTAGCGCGTGAAAAGCCTTTGGTGCGAACTTCAATTATAAATCTTTTTTCAGCCATTTTGTTTCTTTATGTCTTCTTGTTGGAGTGCATTAAATTCTTCATCTATAGCCGAAAAGATGACTAAACGGTGATAATCTGCTTCATCTATGGTATTTGCCAAAGATAGATTAAATCGTTTCATAGCCATGTACTCCTCAAGCGTAAATATAGTCTCAGGCGTTAAAAAGTACGTTGAGTCGGCACAGAATACTAATGAATGATATAACGCAGCACCAAGCGTAAATTTTCCATCTTTGCTTTCATCTACAATACGCCATATCTCATTCCACAGTTCATCTTCGTCATACGTGATGGTTTTCTTTAGCGTTGGAGACTGCGCTTGGTATGGAAAATGCAAGTTGCGACTAGGTTGGTTTCTATAACTCATCCACATCGCAACGCGGTGCATTATGACTTTTTTTGGTTTACGTCCTTATAAGCATTATAAATAGTCATTAAGATTTCATCAATGACATTGTCATCAAACTTGCCTAATGACTCTTCTGGATTGGTAAATGCGTAGTTGGTTATCCAATCAAGAACATCAAAAAACTTTGCAGTGTCGATATCACCTTCTTTGGTGATTGCTTTGACTTCTAGTTTATGTAGTTCTCTACGCGCTTTAAAGGTTATATCTGGTACATCAAATGCACCATGGTCTGTTTTTACTTTCATTTTGCATCCTAGAAAGATGAAAATGGCGTGATTTAAGCGATCGTGATTGCAATAACACTTCCTGCTTCATTTTCAGCAAATGCTCTAAATGGTATCGTTTGTAATAAAAAGTCACTAACTTCTGGTTTGGAATTATCTATCATTATTTTTGGGCAACTTATAGTAAAATTACTTGATTCTGCCAATGATAATGCCACACCCGTATTATCACCTCTAATCTGTGTAGCAAGGTCAAAGATAGATCCATCGCGTTTTGCAACTAATGAACCAGTGACTTCATATGGGCCAGTTTGCACATATCCAAATGGTTTAAAAGAAGCAGCACTACCTTGATGATGTACTCTAGCTAAAGGTCTTGCGATAGTTATTTCAAAAGAATTTAATACTAATGCTTCATTATTTATGGACGAGGTTGTTAAATCAAATATATTTTTTGGAGCAGCTTCATCTAAAGTTGGTGTGCTACTTGGTTGTAAGGCCATTTCTACTGGTAGGTATGCTGAAAAAAATGTTGTTTCACATATCAACTCTCCACCATTAGTTCCTACATCTTCACGTAAAACCATTTGTGTTGCCATGCATCCTGGCATAACTACATCTATGTTTGACCCGTCATCAGAACCTGCATTTTCAAATAGTAATGTAACTTGATCATCATTTGCAACATTATCTTTCATGCTGCCAGTATTACTAGCACCAGATAAAGTTGCTACGCTTGCTCCATCACTGAATAATGATAAACAGCTTTTTAAAACCGATGTAGGCGTTCCTCTCATAGTTAGCGTAACTTCATAAATTTGTGAGTCGGGTCTATGATGACCTTGTTTTTCCATTTGCGCATAAACACCGCTTCTAGATGGCGCAACGTCTATTGGCGCGCTTGCATGTTCAATGTTAAAATCTACTACCTGTAGAGCATTCCATGTGTCATCAACAGCATGATTTACACCTAATGCTTTAGCACCACTACCCATAATTACTTTTATATCACCTCTGGGTTGAAAATTAGTGTCAGCCATTACTTATCTTCCTTTGATTTTTTTAAATTTACTTTTTCTAAATGCTTTTCTAATGCTTTTGGCAAATCTGTAACGTCAACAGTAAAACCTGCTAATAACTGTCGGTGTTTGTTACCACTAAAATATGCACAAAAGTTCTCACTGTCTTTAAGTTTAAAATAAGATTCTTTTGCTTTGTAAATCATCCTATAATCTCCATTGCTGATACTACAGCAGTCATGTTAGCGCGCAATAAATCTGGATTGTCTTCATCGCGCTCATATACAGTAGAGTCGATGACAGCATTATAAAACTGCCTTACTCCTGACTCGCTAAAGTTTCTGTTATTATACATTAATCTCTTCAAACGCTCTGCCACTAATGACACTTGCCTAAAACTTTCTTTGGTGTAATTACCTGCAAAATCCACTTGGTAACTAATAAGGATCGTATAATCTCTGACCATACCAGTATTAATCTCTTCATTAAGATCATCGGATACTGGTTGGATAAGAAAACTCTGATTGCCTTTATGTTCATCATAAAATATCTGTATCCCAAATTCATTTGCAATGATACTGTGAAGATTGTCAATGACTCGATCATAGATGACATTGTTAAATGTAATTGCCATTATCTATAAATCTGCCCACTGCGCACAGTTCCCATTTGTATATCATCAGATTGAAAAGTTATGGACCACTCATCGTTTAATGTATAAACACCTGCTTGAAATCTGATTAGTGCGCCATATGCAAGTGCTTGGTAATCTCCATTCATCACTTCAGCATCTACTGACTTATGCCTACGTAAACCAGTATCGTCTTTGGTAAACACATCATATTTAACTGTGCTTGCAGTTCCAGGAGAGAATGTACCTGCTGTGCTGATTACAACGCGAACCTCATCGTAATCAGTGCTTGGTGGTCCATACATTTTTATATCTTCAATATATCCAGTAGTTGATCCATTGACGCTTACTTCTCTTATAACACCAGATTCACTACGAAAGGATGTTTCGTGCCACATGACATAATCGCGCCTTTTTAGCTTTACTAATAATCCATCTTCACCTAATACACGTTCCTCAAGCTCGTCTGCTTTCTCTGGGTCTTGACTGCGCACTAAATCAGCACAGGCCAGTATCGCATTGCAACGTATAACGATGAAGTCATATGGCCTGTCTGCTGCGCCTTGATAATTAGAATTACCGCGCTTGTAGATTGGTCTATTTAAAAAACTACGCATATGATCTGCCTGTTCTTTTACAACTCGATTCTTGAGATCTTCCCAATCTTGACCTGCTTCAAATACGCTACTGTTTAGTGCGTTTACTGAGCTAGATGCTAAAAAGAAATCAACAGAATCAGTGGACTCAGAGTATTTAAATTCGTTATCTGCGTTTGGAGTATCAGTAACCTTAGTCATTTCAACTCCATCCTTATATAAATTTTCTATGTATCCTGTATTGCTTAATCGATATAGATTGGAACTAGGATTGCTCCAATTTGACATTAACACTCGTTTACGATCATAGCGATCAATATCGCTAACGATCGCTTGTAAATCTGTAGTTATATTGCAAAACGCTGTTAAGTAACTCATGCTTGTGCTATCTCACTTATATTACTATTAGTAGGTAATATGGTGACATCGGGTACATCAGCGCAGATAATCAGCGCAATAATCGTAGCCAGTGTCACGTCCACATCGTTGCGTGGGTCTTCAAGGTTTTTAGCTAGCTCTTTTAGTTCAAACATTAAGTGAATTAACCTATCTATTTTACCTGCTTCATCCATATTTTTGTACTATTTCACAATATTTTTCTGCAGTACCTTTGCCTTTTGCAGTGTTGTAGTAGGTCTTCCATTGTTTTGCCTGTTCTTCTAAAGTTTTAGGAAGTCTCCTTGGTATTCTGCGTAAATGTAATCTGCAAAACACAATCTGCGCTGCTATGTTTGTAGTAAGAATATACTCCCAGTCTTTTTCTTTTGGAGCAGTAAAATGTGACCAATCTAGATAACAAGCACTAGCGACTAATTTCATTAAGTCTGGGCGATACTGTAAATAGTTTTTGATTATATCTACCGCAGTAAAAGGTTCACACTGATACACACCGCGAGCTGGCCCTTTTATCTGCTCCAAATAGACGTACTTTGACTCTACCAAACCTATGTTGTAAATGAACTCTGCTGCTTCAGGAGAATATAAATCTATCTTCTGCAAGACACGCTTTATAAGTCCTTTCATTTGGCCTGGATTAATCATCTGCGTTTCATCTTTTTCATCATTTTATTTTTCTTCTTTCTACCTTTCTTCTTCTTCTTACTGTGTCCTTTATGATATGGCATTATCTTGCACTCCTTACTTTGCTTCTTGTTCTTTTGCTGTATTTAGCGCGTTGCTTACCTCGCTTACTTGCAGCGCGCTTTAGCCTATTCTCATAGGCTCTCTGTGATTTTGTTAATCCTTTGCGGACACTGGCAGGTAAATATCTACCACGTTTCCTACGTGGTTTCTTCTCATCGCCTTTTGTGACATAACCCCAATCCTGCCTTGTCCACTTCTTTAAACTTCGCTGTGATTTTTTAAGTGCCATTACTTATATCCACCACCTGCTTTCTTATATGCTCTTGCTAATAATTGCGCCTTCCGAATGTCGAGCTGACCATTGGCCAGCTCTACCTCCTTTTGACCCAGCCTTAATTCGGTAGAACAATCTTTTACGAAGCGTTGGCTTGGTGTAGTTACCCGCTTCGTTGACTCTTGATTTTCTTCTTTTCTTTTTCTTCATTTACCCACCTTCCTCATCGCACTTGTATGTGATTGACTAAACGTAGCTCCTCTTCGCATTGCTGCTACCATAGAGCGTAAGTGCTTTGCAGTGTGATGTCGTGCATGTCTACGCATTGCAGCTACCTGACGTTTACTTAATCCTGTTACACTAATACCTTTAACTTTCATGTTAGCTCCATTTTACTCGATTTGCCCAGAAGGCTGCGCTCATGCGACCTTTCGCAATGTTCTTAGCATGTCTCGCCTTGAACGATCTGCGCTTTGCCTTCATCCTTGCTGACTCACCTTTACGTGGTTTACCTGCGGTTTTAGCACCTTGCTGACCAAAGCGTATCAACTTATATCTGTTACCAGACTTTGCCATTACTACGTGTGACTTAGTCTTATGTCCAGGAGTACGCTTTGGTTTGTTTACCCCGCGCAGGCCTAACCTACGCATGGTTGCTCTGACTCGCGCAGGTACTGCCACTATAATCCTATTTTTTTAAGTAGCACGCTTTTAATTACTTTCCAGAGTGCTTCTAAAATTGCCTTCTCAGTTTTTTCAGAGATAATTGGTATATCAACTGCTTTATTGATTTCATCAATGATTTCTTCACCAGTTTTGTCGGATAGTAATTCATCCGCTATCATTTTCATTAACATATTATTTTCCTTTTTTTATGTTCATTACTAATAAAATTATCGATAACAAAGCAACAACCACTTGTAATAACTCATGTACTTGAGTTAATCCAATCGCGTAGTTACTAAAACTGATTGCTGCTATTTTTAAACTGTCCATCAATGCCTACCATTTGTTAATTTTGCTTTTATAAAAGATAAATCATCGCTGATTTCTCGCCAAAATTCTTCTCTTTTTTCGTCACCTCTGTTCATACGATCCACTAATTTAATAGATATATTTTGTATGTTTGCAATTTGAGTTTCTATTTTGCTAATAGATTGCTTTATAGATTCTAAATCTTCGCTTTGCTCTTTCTGGCTTTGTATTAGGTTATAAATCATAAAACCAAATAGAACTGCAATAAATCCTGCTGATCCTAACTGTAAATATAAATCTGCTATATCAGTCACTGTCTTTACCTAATACCTTGTCTAATAAACTCTTATTCATCTCTGCTAATCTTTGTTCTCGTTCTGCTTCTAATGGATTCATTCTTTCATCTAAGTTTTGTTCAAATTCTATCAACGCTTCTTTTATATGTTCTATTTCTTTTGCATTACTTTCTATACTTGCATTAATTGTAAACCATGCACCAGTAAGTGTGAACACCAAAAACAATATCTGTACCGCCCATTTAACTGATATGTGTATCTGTAATTCATCGTTTAATGTTTTAGTTTTCAATTCTTTGTACATCCTCAAATTGGTTATGCAACCAACACCAATTCTGCGTAGGATATAACCTATCGTAATAATAATGGACTACTGAATCAGTACCCATTATTTCTATGAACACTGTATTGGAATCACTAGGCGATATTTGCCACCCCGCAACACTCCAACCACCAGAACAATTAAGACTGGAAAGTGTAAGTAACAGAAATATCATAAGATGTACTAATTTCATAATCCACTTCATAATTTATTTTCATAATACTATCCACCAGGCTATGGCAGTTTCTACGATAATATCCGCAATAGTATTATATGCCCATCGCCTTTTACTGCCATACGGTTTCCAATTCTCAATATAATATTCAAATACTTCCCATAGTACGCCAACAATAAAAACTCCCATAACGCACCAAAAGTTAGTCCAACCCCACCACTGGAATATTTTGCACAGAAACGCACCCGCAGCAATGTGGTATGAGGTCCAACCATCTAACTGGCCAGTCTTGAGTTGCCACGATACTAGCTTTGATAAAGGACTATTCATCGATTAACTACCTTGTTTTCAATAATTTTATGTTTTACAATATCGATGCGCCCATGATTATCTGAATCCTTTAAAGATTCGCACTGTTTAACGTACTCTTCTTCAATGGTTTTGAAGCTGTCTGATCTTTTAATTATCTCCTCACCTACGCGTAAAAAATACTTTTTACTGTTTGGATAGGTTAACGAGAATAGTGTACCATCATTTAGCTTTAAATTTTTAGTCATACCTTGCTTACTATTCAAGTGGATCACAACATCATTATCATGGGCGCATCTAATAATCACTCTTCTTCTACCTCTAGCGATTCTTTTAACATTTTAACAAATGCATCGTGACCTACTCTAAGTTGGTCTGCAATAAACCCATTAGATGCCTGTTTGTTTTGTATGTCGTTTATATGATTTACCATCATCTTCTGTTCATCAGTTAAGTCCTCAATGATATATTCTTTACCATCAAGATTAATAACTGGCTTTTCTTTTTTTTCTTTAGCCATTATTGACTCCTTGTTTAGTTAACAATTACAATCTTTACAATTACAGCATTTACACATTTTATTTACCTTCTAATTCTTCTACTCTTGCAGATAATTCTTGTACAGCTTTAATTAAAGGAAAAATAAGATTTCCATAAGTTAAAGTCTTAATACCGCTATCTTGAGTAGGTGCATAGGTTTCTGTATTTCCAACATTATGCTTTTCAAGTGCTTCTATAACTTCTTGTGCAATTAACCCAACTTGTGTTTCTGTTGGGTCATCTGGTCTTTCATATTTTGATTTGCCATCTTCATCTTTTTCATCCCACTTGCTATGTCGTATTTCATCTGGATAGTCTACTGGATTTTTATAGATATATGTTTTAAGGTTTAATTCTTTTATAAAATCAACACCTTTCAAATCATAATCTTCTACGTTCTTTTTAGTCCTTTCATCAGATGAATATGCAGTAATACTTGTAACTTGTGCGTTAATAGCCGATATACTTGTATTGCCTAATGATACTTGATTTGCACCAACTCCTGTTACCCCATATCCTAAAACCACTTCATTACCTGAGTCTACAGCACTAATATCTGAATCTGCTCCAACAATAACATTCTGAACGCCAGCTGTAATAGCATCTCCAGATGCAGAGCCAACGGCAACATTTTGCCTTCCTGAAGTAACAGCACCTAATGCCTCGTAACCAAATGCGGTATTATTATCTGCTGTAGAGGTTAAGTTGCCATCAAGAGACGCATAGCCAATTGCAGTATTTTGAGATGCTCCAGCATTTGTGCCAGACATAGCCGATGCACCAATTGCTATATTCCTTTTATTTTCAGAAGATGTAGATGCTCCACCTAATGCTCCATAACCTAAAGCAACATTGTCCTCGCCTACAGTTAGTTCATCCATTGCCTGAAATCCTACAGCGGTGTTTCTTACTCCAGAAGTCAATGCCTTTAATGCTCTGAATCCTACAGCAACCAGTCCTGTTTGAGGAGTAACTCCTGTACTCATTATTGCTTCGTGACCTATGGCAACATTACCTTGACTAACAGATGCTCCTGAGTCTGCCATTGAACCAGCAAGAAAAGCACTATTACCAATAGCAATATTACTGTTTGCTCTTGCATCATTGTGTACACCAGCATTTAATGAACCCATTGCATCTACACCAATAGCAATATTATCAGAACCACCATTATTACCATCATCACCAGCTAAAGCATCCAATGCTTGATAACCTATTGCCGTGTTTCGATTGCCTTGTAACAATGAAAGTGAAGCTTGGTATCCGATAGCTACGTTCTTTTCTCCAGAAGTCAATGCTGAAAGAGCATTATGACCTACGGCTACTGTACCATCTGATGCAGAACTTAAAGAACCGCTTAATGTAGTTGTTCCTATAGCTACACAGTTACTTGCATTTCCATTTCCGCCCAAAGCCTGACTACCAATACCAACATTACTACCATTTGTATCAAATGTTTCACCAGCTCGATAACCTAACAGAACATTACCATCTCCAGTAGTAATTGAACTACCAGCATTAAAACCAAATAGAGTATTGTTATTTCCGCCAGATGCTATTGCATCACCAGCAGTTCTTCCAAATACAGTATTAGCTGTACCACTATCATTATTAGAAAGTGAGATTCTGGAGTTGTTATCAAGTATGAATCTTGTATTGTTTCCATTAACACCAAAGTGAATTTCACCTTCAGACCTTAAGCACATTACATAGGCCTTACTGGCAGTTGAAGAAAGAAAAGCCCCACCATCACTATCGTCTACACCAATTAAACCCCTGAGAGCACTACTATCAGCCTCAAATCTAATTTGTGTTGCTCCTGTACTGGTATTTTCAATAACAATTCCATCAGCAGATGTTGATGATGAAATATGTAACTTCTTATCTGGGCTAACTTCGTTTATACCAACATCTCCTCCACCCGCATTCAGTATTAAGTTTCTCCAAGCAGTTCCGGGTGTCAATGCACCAATATAACCTCTATTATTTGTTTGGTCATAAGATATAAATACATTACCACCAGTTGTGCCACCTTCTCCAACTGTAAAAAATTTATTACTGTAAGCAGTTGGAGTTCCATCTGTATCACTTGTTGTTACTACAGTTAGCTTACTTGATGTATCAGAACCTATACCAACATTTCCATCGTCAGAAATAACCATCCTTTGTGTAGGTAAGGTATCTGTAGTTACATTTCTTGTGTAGAATGTTAAGTTGCCTTTAGTGTCTCCACTTGTAGATGTTTCTTCAAATCCTATGTATGCTGGAGCATTTGTGTTGGTTAGTACATCAGTATAACCAAAGCCAATCATAAACTTACCTAATCCACCGCTACCAAAATCTTCACTACCCAACTGTATATATGCATTACTTGCTGTAATACTCAAAGGTGCAGATGCTGAACCATTTGATAAAGTTAGCTTACCTGACGGAGAAACTGTGCCAAGACCTAATTTTCCTGACGAATTAAACCTTGAAACCTCTGTGCTTCCAATTAAAAATCTAACAGATTGACCAGTGTGACTTGCAAGTTTTACTATACCACCAGAGCCATCTAATGAAACATTTGTGCTTACATCAGAATCATCTAATCGTAGGAGTGGTGTTGAATTACTTATAAATATATCACCAGCAAAAGTAGCCGATTGATCAGAGCCTAATGTAAGTGCAACAGCATCAACAGTCGAACCACTTGGAGTGGTTTCAAAAATCATTTTAGTAGGTGAAGATGAACTTGTAAAGTCTGCATCTGCGTGTAATCTTATTCTTCCTATGTCGGCTATAGAAGATTCACCACCTCTAAATAGTATAGCACCAATTGCATCATTATTAGCTACACTTGTATCAACTCTTTCTAATTGTATAAAAGCATCTGTTGAACTTGCAATGTGTAGCAGTTGTGTTGGAGAATCTGTGCCTATACCCAGTCCTGTATCTGTAAGTCTCATTCTCTCAGCACTTCCAGTAGCAAATCTTATATCATCTGCTCTAAATCCTAATGGCTTTAATGTAGAGCCACCGCTATCAACTACTTGAAGTGCAAAGTTACCAGAACCAACTTCGCCTATGTTTGATGCAAAATAACCTCTTGCATTACTGCTGATATTTATATCAAGCTTTCCAGTTGGCGTGACTCCTATACCAACTCGTGAATTAGTAGTGTCAACAACCATTACATCACCACCATCACCATTCTTGCGTACAAGTAAGGCTTCTGTGTTAGTGACATCTATTACTTGTGTACCTTCTATGATCTCATCAAAACTAAGACTACCACCGCCATCTACCTGGAGATCACCATTGATGACCAAGTCTCCTGTGATCGTACCGCCAGATGAGATTTGCGCTGATGTGTTGCTAATTAAATTTTTAAAGGATGCCATGCTGCGCTCCTATGCTAGTACGATGCGTACAGTAGCTGTAGCACCTTTACCGAGTAAGTGTAAATAAACTGCTGAACCAATACCATGAGGTACATTAAGTTCATAAATAGTATCTCCGCCCGCTAAATACAGGCTATTTGACGTGTTTATCATATCACTAGAGCTACTACTGAATCCATAATAAATATCGCTACTAGGCTGTAATATGACGCTGTGTACCGAGCTTACATCTAAATTATATTCTGAGCCTGTGGTAACACTTTGTGCGGATTGTACTGAATGATTTGCAGAACTGCTGATATTCAGTGACTCAACCACTGAATGTTTGGATAGATCAGCCATCTTGTTTCTCCTTTCTGAATGCCTTACCGAGCGTGACTTGTCTCATGGGCATTTCGGTTATTCTATGATGTTTTGTTCTCTTAAACTTGCATCACTTATTGTTTTCATATGAATGATTGGACTTGCTATCAACTTGCGAACCTTTACCGATTTACACTTTGGGCAAGTAATTTTATCATCCTTGGACCATAATAGTTCCCATTTATAGTTGCAACGATGACATAGAAAATCGTTTGTTTTCATTTTTTCTTTTTCAAGCTTATCTTTCTTTTTGGCTTTTTTACTTCACCTTTTTCATTACAAGGTTCGCAACCATCTTTGATGTATGCGTCAATCTGTTCTTTACTGATTGAATCTAGTTTACCAAAAACTGATCCATCTTTTCTTTTAAAATATTTCATTTATCTTTCCTTTTAAAAAAGGCAGGCCAAAAGGCCCGCCTTTTTATTATTCCTTACGGATTGTTGAAGTTTACAACTCCAAGTGACGTGCTAGAAGCACCATGTGATAAAGACGCACCGAACAAAATGTCCGCGACCACAGATGTCAAATGTTCCATTAGGCTTTTTATCCTAAATCTCAAACTTTCGTTCGAGTATCGGCATATCTTTTCATCTCGTAAGATGGCGCGGTCTCGTGGGAGAATTATTTCATCTCCTATGCTCTGCCCCTGACTACACTTCGTGTAGCCTTCGGTTCGGGTTAGCTTATCAAAGGACTTAGCCTTCCCGCTTAATACCGCACTAATAATTTGCATAGTCACCTACGCAAACGCCAAATTAATAGCTAGGTGGTCAATGTCGTAGGCCGACTGCACTCTAGGTGCAATCTGCATAGCCATGTACACTGCTTCTTTTTTGAATATGGACGCTGTTTCGTCTCCACTTCCACCATCATCATCCCAGTCTGTGCTGATAAAGGATTCCATTCCATAAATCATTCCTACTCCACCAGACACATTAGGATTTTGAGCGTCACCTCTTTGAGATGAGTCAAAGAAGTCTTGAAGACCTAACAAACTCATATATGCAGCAGGAGAAGCATACAAGTATGTTTCACCATCAGCATAGTCAAAGCCTGCATCAAGCAGTTTTTGCAAACCACTACGTAGCAACGCAGAGGTTATGGTATTATCACTTGATAAACTTACATCATTACCAGTTGCAGACTGAAGTACGTCTACTGCCAAGTAGTTTTCAACCTTTTTAGCCAAGGCATAACCCATAGATTGTGCATAAGCTCCAAAAAGATTTGCTGATTCCTGGACACGAACAATATCTTCTATTCTCTTCGCTTCATAATGATGTTGATCAACTGTAATAGTGACTTCACTATCAGTGTTGTTTTGATACGTTACCGCACTTCCTGCGGATTTTGCAGCAGCAGTTTCCTCTGTTACCTTTGGTATATGAAGCACATCTCCAGAAGGTAGCTCAGAAGAAAAATCCATCACTTGATTACGCAACTCAAATTTACGTTCTGCATAATCTAGGATAGCATCCCGCCATCAAATGTTACAGTGAGCTTTTTATCTCACATCTCCACATTTCTATGGAGTATCGGCATATCTTTTCTACTCAGTAAGTAGTTGCGGACTCTTGGATGGATTATATCTTTTCACCATCTATGCTCTGCCCCTGACTGCGCTAAACGCAGCCTTCGGTTCGGATTGCCTTATGCTATCGCACTTAGGTTTCCCGCTTAATTCCGCAATAATAATGATCATAGTTACCTATGAAAACGTCCTAGCGAACTCTGGGATGAATACTGCCGCGGTAGTGGTTGTTACATTACCATCAGCCATTTTTTATTCCTTTTTTAAGTTCCTTTGCGTTTATAGGATTCCAATATGTTGCTCCAATTCATACGCCTGTCTTCGTCTTTTATCTTTCTTAACTCTATATTACCATCATTTACTGGCGCAGATGGTGCGCTGGAAACCGCAACGCGTTGTGTTCTAAGTTTCTTTACTACAGCACGCAATGCTTCTATGGGTAACTCCCCAAATGTTGCGTGTTCGTCCTCTGGTATCTCACTTAAAAGTTCAGCGCGAAGCGATGCTTCTTGCTTATTAGCTCTTTCTACAATGGGTTCGAGTTCTGCGAGCTTGGATGCACGCTCCTCGGCAAGATTCTTCCATTGTTCTTGCTCTTCCATTTGAGATATTCGAGTATCCTCGATTTCTTTGCGGAGCTTTGCTAGTTCCTGTTCGGCAGCTTGTGCGCGACCACGATACTTTTTTGACTCTGCAATCAGATTACCAACTTCGAGTTGCTGTTGGTTCTGTTCTTGGGTTTGTTCTGGTCCTACAGGATCAACTGTAGGTTCAGGCACTGACTGTGCAACTGGTGTTTGTTCTTCGGACATACTGTCACTCCTATATGTTTACTTTTACGTGTGTCTTGCTCATACGTGATAGGTTCTTGCCAATAATATTGGCGAAGTCTTTGACGATACCTTCTTCTACTTTATCGCCTAATTCATTATGTTTTTTCTTACCTGGTTCTACAGTGGACCTAAATGGCATACCACCTTCACCTTCATTATGAAGAGTGAACTTTGTTCCTTGTTTATTCTTCTTAATACCATATAAAAATTGTATTTCTTGATTTTTTCTTACTGTAGTACGTTGCACTTGAAATGCATTTAACATTTTGCCAGTATCTTTCAATGTTACTGGTTGTACTTTACCGTTTTTCTTACGATTAGCATAACTCTCAGAATAATCATTAAATGTTTTGCCTGTATAATCTTTACCACTAGCAATTTGTTGTTTAGTACGCCTAACCGTATTCTCCGCCATCTTCTTTACGTCAGGCTCTCTAAATTTTAATATATCTTGTAATTTAAACATCTACTGGTTTCCAATAATGTCTACAATTAACCCCACCGCCATGCTCAAAACCATCTGCTTTTACTGATCTTATCTCTCCTATTGTCAGCGGATCACTTGCTAAATAGGTTCTACATACTGGGCGAGTCTTTTCATCGTCAGGCCCAACATACTCATACTCTGTGCCTTCTGGTAAATCCATAGCCATCGCTCCAATCACTGCACGTCTATAATCTCCAAGCAATGTGCCAACCACGTTTTCCACTCTTGGGATATTAGTGCGGACCGCAGTGCGAATCACACTTTTAAGTTCATCACCTTTAAGTCCACTGTTTACACCAGCTATCATTGCATTCTGCATCGCATTACTTACTTGTCTGGTGACACCTTCAATACCTTGGCGTTGCAAAGTCTGGAGAGCCACGAGTTGTACCTCGCTTGCACGCCCAAAACTCGGCAAATCAGCAAGAATATCCTCAGTTGTAGCCATGAAGGAGTTGATTGCGGTAGAGAAGCGTAGCTCCTCAACAAAATAGGTCGAAAAGTCAATTGCAGCGATAATTCCCAGTATTTCAGTTGTAGATAAGCCTTCCTCTTCAAGGTTTTCAACATCCTGTTGAAATCCATTGATGGCATCTTCAATACTACTTTCATAAGAATTAACTGTCTGGTCTATTGTTGGCATTTAAGATATTCAGTAGTCTATTCTGTGGAGCAGGTTCTTCAGCTTCAGCCTGTTGCACTTCAAACCTAGCTCTATCATCTGGACTTGCGTCAGGATTGTGATAATCAAACCAGTCCATCGGTGTACTAAGATTTCTGTCAAATCTCCAACTCCATAGCATAATCTCTGCTTCTGGAGTCAATGCATAGTTTGGTTCTAGGAAGTCAACACTATATTCATCACCTACGTTCACATTTGCTTCTATTTCAATAATTCTTTTGTCTACTTGATATCTACGCTGTTCCCAAGGCCGCCATGTATCTTCGGTCATTGCGCTACGCTCGTCCATATTTTCCATTTCTAGTATGGATAAACTTGCTGCGCTTGGTGCGTTGCCTGAGTCATCTCTAGCATACTTTGCGCGGATGTGATTGTTATTCAATGTAGTTTCCACTAAGAATCTAGTAGAGTCCACTATATCGTTAAGATTACCACCGCTTGAAGTTACGCCAAAGTTTGCCTGTTCTGGCAGATATAATATCTTATCTGTGCCAATCGATATGCGTGAAGGGTCATCAACACCGCTAATAAACTTGATTCCGAGACAGCCATAGCGTATCGCAAGATTTAGCTCTAACAATGCAACATTTACTGCAAGATCGGTTTGAGCCACGTCCATTGCGTTGCCTACGTGGTAATCGCGGATCGGTGGATAGCGATGGCAAAAGGTCACTGGCAACATGCCATATGGATTAATGTCGTTTTCGTTGACACTCATCACTTTGCCTTCTTCATCGACAAGGAAATGTCTTCCTGGTACACCGTAGCGTTCCTCAGTCCACACCGCGTGCATCACATTGGATGATCTTGCATTGCCTTGGTTTTCAATTGGATACATAACTCCAATCGGTTTCTCTCGTGAGTCACCTGCCAAGAAAAGCGGTGTGAAATGAGAAAGTATTTCATACTCAATCTTTTGCTCTACCTCATTCCACTTGCTCCTAAATGCCATTGTACCAAGTAGAAATGTTAAACGCTCTAAGATTCTGCGCTGCGCATTCAGTCCATGTTTGTCTATAATAGACAGATAGGATTCGCTAGTACGCATGCGCGGTGGGCGTTTGTAGGTCATCGAACGTAGACTGCAAACACGTCTTGTGAGATTATTTTGCGGGATGACCGTCTGACGCAGTGTTTCTGGGCCAAAGTAATCGCTCACATAGTGTTCCAGGTTGATGCCTTCGTAGAAGTCCATCAAATAGTCACGTTCGCGAGTACGCTCATCCTCGATATATTTTAACTGTTCTTGTAATGCGCTAAGTATCGCGCCTTCGGATTGATCTTGAATTGTAAGCATATCTACCTTAAAAGAAATCGATGACACCAGCGTGTCGGTTTTTCATTGGAAATAAATTTGTCAACAGAAAACGTAATGCATCACATGCATGATCGAACTTACCATCTTTTTTTGGTTCGTGACGTAAGGTTTGATCTTCGCGATGTTCTGGATAGTGATAATTTTCGTACGCTTCTATGCTTTTTTCGCACTTTGGGTGAATAAATAAGTGTGGATCGCCATTTGCATCTTCAAACCATCTGCGTACGTGAGATACTCCAGATACTACGTTTCTGGTCACTGCATCGCGTTTTACACTGACGCGCAAGCCTTGGTTGGCAAATACCTGTATATCACTAATTCCTGACTGCAAATTTGTACCACTTCCCGCAGGATCGCCCCATATACCAGTAAATTCGTAACCAAGTGACTTAATCTTTGTCGCAAATTCCTCTGTGCGCGTGTTTTGCAGGCTGACTTCATCAATTTGATGCACATCAGCAAAATTCTTCTCTTTATTGTGTAACTGGACTATGCTACAATGGCTATGGCGATAGCCAAAATCAATACCTGCGTATACTGGTTTGGATGGATCGTATTGTATATCTTCTCGTATTTGTGTGGTCCTGTCTACAGGATAAACCTTACCACTATAGCTTTGGAACTCGCAAAGAATCTCCTGCCTATAGGTTTCTTTGGTTAGTGTGCGCTTTAATTCTTCGTGATCATCCTTGAAATATGGTGACAAGGTACTAGGAAAACGCCAAGACTCCCAATCTGGGTGTTCTTCGCTTTTCCCAAACTCGTATAGCTTGTGTAAATAGTTGAATCCGCGTGGAGTGGAGCAGAATAACGCCCATCCTTGTCTGTCGGATAGCGTTGGGCGCAGGTACATCTCAAATGTGTTTCTAGGTATCAAAGCCATTTCATCGCATACCAGGTAGTCAATTCCTTCTCCAATCAATGATTCAGGTGCATCCGCTGATTTTACTACTAGCTCGCTTTGTAAGCCTGCGAGCTTCATGTAGTACAGATCACCAGATATTTCTTTTTTACTTTCCAGTGGCAGTTTCAGCTCTGTCATCACTACGCGTTTTACCTCACGCGCTATCTTATTAGCCAATGAGTAGTTTGGACCTACGATCCAGCCACGCGTTCTTGGCGTGAGCAACCATGGCAGGATTTCGTGCGCTGCCATAAAGGATTTACCACTGCGCCGCCCCATGAGACAGACGCGCCAACGCTTATTACTATTATGAACTTGCAGTTGTTGTGGAGTCGGGTGATACCCCAAAAGACTCCAGAGCTTTTGCTTGTTCAGTATTTGCTTTATCAATTGGATTGTCCTCAAACCCACACTGCTGTAACACAGTTTGCAGGTTACCAGTCATGTCAACAGCTGTCTTATCACTCATACCAAGGTAGTTTTTAGCCATGAATATTTGCATTGCGATTGCGTTGTTTTCAATAGCTGAAACCCACATAGCGCGTCTGAGCTTGAACTTCATCTCTTCGCGACCTGCTTCGTACTGTGATTTAAAGTTTTTGCGTATATGCGATTCAGAAACTTCAAAATATTTGCCGATTTCGTTACAATCACATCCAAATGATGCAAGCATTCTTACTTTATCTGCGTCTACTTTACTTTTCATCAATATTAGCCTGTTCGATGACATTCTTTATTTTTATTAGTGTTCTGCGCCAGTATTCCTTTACGCTGGACTCAGTTATTTCCATTTCCTTTGCTATACTAACAAAGGTGTGGCCAAGTGTGCGCTGTTTGAACACGCGTAGTTCCTGTGGAGACATAAGATCATAAAACTTATGTGCGCTGAGTTGCAGGTTGCGCAGGTGTGGTTCAATCAGTCCGCTTCGGAATACTAGCATGTGGAGATGGTAGCGATCTGCGCGGTCGATGGCGTGCAGCCATTTGTCAGTATTTTCATCAGTTAGATTAGACCAAACCTCTTCCATTATTTAAATTTACACATAAGGTGTTGACAAAAACGAAAGTAAAAATTCTAAGACGCGGTAAGTGAGCAAAAATGCGTTGCGCCTTGGTATAGCCAAACTATTATACATAATATAAGTTATATGCAATTTTTTTTTGGTGTAATATTCTAATATACTCAACAATATCAAGACTTATCAATTTACGCGGGTTTTACGTGGTATGGTTTACGCGGGTTTTGTGTCAATGTGGCAAAGTCCGCGCAAGTCTCTTTTTGTTTTACTTAGATAGATATTTTTTATTTAGGTAAGTGTTGACACAATATATATATATAATTAAATTTATGAGCGCATTGAGAGAGCGCAATTAACTAAACAACAAAAGAGAGAGTAATAATGTATCAACTACGTACTATACAAGTTAAAAAATTAAGCCCAACAAATACGCAGGGCACGCGCATTAAATTAACCGATACTTTTTATAATGGTAGAAATGCAGAGCGTAAAACAATTGTAATTTTACCGTATAATTATGAATTAGACGGTGCGATCGACCATGGTTTAAAATTTTGTGAAGAATGCGGTATAAAAATTATTGGTTATTCATATGATACTAGACATTATACATATTCTTTATTAACTAAAGATTTTAAAACGCAACTAAAAAAGAGAGGTTAAAACATGTCATCAATTAAACTATTAACCGCGCCGCATGGCAGCACTAAAACAAATAAGAGCATGAAATACGGTTTTGCGAATTTCATAATGTATTTATCACCATTCAAAAAAAGCGGCTGGAACACGTGCGCCGCAGCCACTAAAGGCTGTATTAAAGTGTGTTTAGATGAAAGCGGCCGCGGTAATTGGACAGAAAAAAACGGTAAAATAAATCCAATACACGCCGCACGCTTAAAACGTACGCAACTATTTTTTAATGACCGCGGCGCGTTTCTTGAACAGTTAGAGAGAGAGATTAAAAACGGTATTAAATGGGCAACAAAACGCGATTTGAAACCCGTTTTTAGGTTAAACGGTACTAGCGATTTGAGATGGGAGAATTTCGGTATAATGCAAAAATTTAATGATATTCAATTTTATGATTATACTAAACTATGGAATCGCCGCGATTTACCACCTAATTATCATTTAACATTTAGCCGCGCCGAATCTAACCAAAAAGAAACATTAAACGCTGTTGTTAACGGTTTAAATATCGCGGCTGTATTTAGACATGAGTTACCAAAAGAATATTTAGGATTAAAGGTAATAAACGGCGATAAACACGACTTGCGATTTTTAGACCCTGCGCGATCTTGTATTGGTTTAATTGCTAAAGGTAAGGCCAAACATGACACAAGCGGGTTTGTACTTAATTAATAACAAAAGAGAGGTTAAAAATGACAAAAGAAACACTATTAAATAATATTGCAGCAATTAAAGGAATAGGTCCAAAAGTGTTGCAAAAAGTAGAAAGTGAAATTGATAAATATGAAGAAGATAATTGTGTAAATCTACCGTATTGTAGCGATTTAAAAATACAATTCTATAATGACTTTGGTTACCAAGGATTAGAAAACGCGGAAGAATGCGGTAATGTGGACGCGTACCACGCATTCTGGGATACCCAAGAAGGTTTGCAAGGTATTGCGAATATATTAAACGGCTACGCGGAATTAACTAGTCACCAAGACACTTATAGCGGTGCTGTAGTAACCATGGAATTTTGCGCTCTTAATGACCATTAATCCATACTGAAGAGCGCGAATAGTTATCGCGCGAAATATCGCCGTTTTTACGGCGGTATATATGGAAACTAAAAAAAGAGAGGTTAATCAATGAAAAGAGAGAAAGGCAGCGCAACAATTATTTTAACACTGTCAAGCGGTGAATTAATCGCATATAATGAAAATAATGCGCGTATTTTACATAGGCGTAAGATGTACCAGGGCGAATGGAATAAGCTGTGGAATTTTATCACAAAAGAAAAAAAGAGAGGTTAAAAAATGAAACATAATTATTTTGTTCCTTTAGATCATAACAAAAGTAAAAAAGTCAATAATTTGGATAGGATAGAAAAAACTCTTAGCGCATATGTCAAAATTTGCGCGGTAATATGGATAATACGCGCATGTTTTGGTTTTTAATCTATGTTACTTTTGGCATACTTTTTATTTTATGGCATGAACTAGAATAAACCAAAAACCCAACAAATTAACCCGCATTTATGCGGGTTTTTTTGTGTCTAAAATTGGTATAAATTGCACTGTATCATTTTGTTAATGGACAAAATACGAATTATGCGCAATTTTTTAAATGAGCTTTTTGAGCTTTTTTGGTCATTTTTTTCATCATTATATGGTGAATTATATAGTTATTATATTACCTGGGCAGGGTTTTATATCTGATCCGCAGGGTTTTTTGCCAAATTATATTATAGTGGCAGGGTTCATTATATTATTCACTCAGGGTTTTTTCTGCTTTAGCATTCTATTCCGCCACGCCAATTTGTCACGCGTTCGTAAACGCAACCAACACCGATCTAAATTGCAAACTCTCGTATCATCGTACCACTCCAAAACCAGCGCACAACGCTCACCATCATTGGCGATTTGTACAAATTCGCAGGACTTGTCCTGTTTTTTAGAAAGTGAGCATTTTTCTGCTAAAATCACTAGAGTACCTGAGAAGCGGAATATGCGGAATATGAAGAATTTGACTCTCTCTCTCCTCTATAACTACAGTTTCCCATATTCCTTTTTTTCACCGCCTAACGGAATTTGAAATTCCGCATATTCCGCATATTCCGCATATTCTTTGCACGCGCTAATCATTAAAACTATCCAATTCAGTTTCCATTTTACGATATTGACCATGCCCAATCTTACTAATTAAGCCTTGGTTAATCATGCGATCCAACCAATTTGAAACCGCAGTATTGCTACCAACTCCAACCACCGAATCCAGCGCAGCCTTAAACATTTCTCTGCTAAAGTTATGCCCTTCTGTCGCAATCGCCTGCAAGACTTTTTCTTCAACTGACTCTTTCGGATCGGTATACCAAAACATTTCATTCTTTGGCAGCGGCTTTAAATACTCAAAGTATAATGGCCCATCACTAACATTATGCAACTTGACTCCAACTGGCACGCCATGCAAATCATTCTGGCTGCGCACCTTCGTAATCTTCATTACCTTTAATCCAGGCAAACGCTGACTACTAGCAAGCTGTACAATACCATCCAAATGGTTCGTGTATGCACTCCCGCCCAACATCATGCTGACATCGAGCGGACTTGCTTCACCAATCTTTTTATGATGTGACACAATCAAAATAGCAACCTTATGCTTATTCTTCAAATTAACCATCGTACGCAGCAAGTCCATTACATCATCGTTCTTACTTACATTCTTATTCGTACTTGTATAAAGGTTATCAACTACCAACACCTCGCATGGGTCAAACGTCAAATTAGCGTCCATTTCTTCCCACTTGTCGGTAAACACATTGTCTTGACCACTGCTCAAAATACTAAGATTCTGCTCAAACCGCTCCGCTTCTACTGGATACTTGTCAACAAAATGCATTGCGGTCCGCTCAATCAACTGCTTAAAACTCTCGTCCTTCAACTCAAACTGCACATGCATAACCTTCCTAGGCTTCGGTATCCTAAACCCCAAGAACGGCACACCTAAAGCCAGACACGTAGATAACTGCAAGCTCATTACAGACTTACCCACGTTCGTACCGCCTGCAAGGCCCATAATGTCCTTTTCAAAAAACAAGTCATCAATGATAGGCTCTGGCATCTTCACAAATGTTTTTGCAAATTGTGAAGGACTAAAACTGCGCATTCCGCCAATATCCTCTGGTTTATCACCAAACCGCACACAGCACGCCAACAACTGATCTAAACTATGCCCATCACTAAACCAATCAGTAAGATCATACCTTGAAGGCTTTTCTTCCCATTTCATAACGTACAATTTCAACAATTGAACCTTAGTTAATGAATATAGCCTTTTTGCCAGTTTTTGCGCACCTAGCTCGCCTTTTTCATCGTTATCGTACACTATGTATACCTTATTATATCTGTCAGCCAGAGTTATTTTGGCAGGCAGCGCACCCGCACCTGACGTAAATGTCAAGGCGGATGCGCCATTGCAGTATGCGGTGACAACGTCCTTTTCACCTTCGCAGATCACAAGACTGGAGAGAGATAGATGCGGAGTCTCAAATACCTTGCATTCTGCGTCACCAAACTGCGGTCCTTTATGAAATTTTACATGATTCTCATTAATCTGAAACACCAACTGCGCATTTTTCTTTTCATCGCGCCTGACACCTATTGGCAGGTCCAGACACTTCTCATTCCAAGGTAGCTCCAACTCATCTATAGCCTCCTGCCAATGAGCAACAAACGTAGCGCGGCTCTGCGCATATCCGCTCTTTTTGACCTCTTTTGACTCAACTTTGACCTTGGTATTGGTCAGTTTATATTCTACCCGCGGGGTTTGTATCTTCTCTTCGCTAAAATCCCAAGGTGTTTGACATTTATGGCAATATGCATAGTCACCATTGATCTGCACTGTGCCTTGCTTACGTGATGTACCATCGTCACATAAAGGACACCAGGCGCGCCTACCATTACTGCTTATGCGAGAAAAGACATCCGATGCACTCCTCAAAACTTCCTGCGTAAGTTATACAGCGCACAGCAATGACGAAACGCCTGCGCACCCGCATCCAACTTGTCGCGATCAATGACATGCTTATGAAACTTTCCATCTTCCTTACCAAAGCGCATAATAATACCGTATTTGACATCTGCTTTAGGCTGCGCAGCTTCATACATCATCGTGTATGCACCTAATTGAATCATCATCTCTGGGTATGGCCCGCCTTTACTCGTCTTCCAGTCCACCACAACAAGCTCATTATCTATCTTGCCTATACAGTCCACTGTACCGCCAACGCGTAACTCTTCATTTACCAGCGCAAGCTCGGCAGCAAGTACCTTAAAGTTTGCCTTATCATACCATTTTTTAAATCCAAAGAATGCTTTTAGTGCCTGCTCTTCTTGATTTGGTGTATAATCCCGCGTATCTACATCAAAACCTTGAAGATAACCTTGTATAAGGATATGTGTTAATGTGCCTATATGACCCGCTTCTCGCATGACTGCGTCGGCATCTTCGCCCTGCGCAGTAACACGCTTGGCCCATGCAATCAGCGTATTCTTATTCCATCCTAACTGATTGTTAATGATAGTGGTCACACTTGCTGCGCGCTTGCCGTCTTTCAGCACATAGTTTTGACCATGTAACTTTGTTTTACTCATTAATATATCTCTCCTTTAATTCAGTTATGATTAAAAACGCAACTCCAAATGCCAATGCCCAGAAAAACAAGCCTAGGCCAAGCACTAGGACATTCGCTACCCATTCTGCTATATCAAACATAATCACGATATAATCTCCTTATATATGTCCATACATAGCTCTTCTATCTCTTTGATCTTCTTTGCAAAGTACCATCTCTGTAAATAATGGTATGCAATGATAGATACAATGACTATGGTAACAATAAACACGTCAAACGCGTTCTCCTGCAATGATTCTAACCAATAGCTCATATTATCTCCTTTTCTTTATATTTACCCGACATGGTAGCGTCCACCAAGCCAATGTCATCCTTTTTCTATGCATTCGCACTTTTGTCGGGTTTGCATCTTTTACAAATCTTTCTCGGTTTGCCATAACTAACAAAATCTTCATAATACTCTGTACGCTTATGCCAGTTGACTCTAGATGGTTCATAGCACCGCTTGCATTCTGTGCAATAAAAAATAGTTTTATCTGCAAGCTCCGCATCTAAATTCTTCTTATGACGCAGTTTTTTGATTGGTTTACTCTTACGTCTGCCAAATACAATAAAGTTATTCATTAATCAATTCCTTTACTTTATTTGTTATATCATTTTCTTTGCCTTGTCCATCTATGTATGCAGCAAAGAACACCTCTGCATTTTTCCTACGGCCCATGAAGGCTTTCATATCCTTGCATAAGTCCTCAAGAGAAAACGCCATAAACTGCGCATCTTCCCATTCATCATGCTCATTGTCATAAGCCACACTGCCTGCGTAATGTCTCATAAGCCACAAAATCCTTCTTCACACATAAACAATTCCTGCTGATCTGCAAACTCAATTCTCTCTAATGGTACTAATGATCTATGTAAATAAAGTTTATCATCTA